GATCTGTAGTAATGATCCCTCTTGGTTTTTAAACTAAAATGTTGCTTAAGTGCAGATTGCTGCATACCTAATAATATACTCTTTTTTGTTTCCGGATTTATTGGTAACTCACAACTATATCTATAAATATCAGATTCATCCCAATTTGAAAAAATGTCCGAAGGACTAATGGTTTTTAATTGTCTTACTGATGGAGGAACATAAATAGTTAACAATTTTATATGACTTATAAATAATAAAGGATGCTTAGGAACATAATTTATGTAAAAGTTTAAAGTTTGATCAGTGTCTTTAATATAATTGTTAATTATATCATAATATGTATCAAAAAAAGACGGCAGAATTGATGGTAATTTCATATATGCTTCTTTAACACCATACTCTTTTATTAAATGGAGTATAAGCTTGGATTTTAGAACATTTATCAATTTACCTTTCATATTATCATTTGTTGATAACACAAGATGAGGCTTAATCTCCTTTTTTGGATTTAAAATTCTATCAAGAAATACTTTTACTCTTGATATCATGTATATTATAAGCTGATCACTAATATCTCCACCTTTCGTTAATTTATCAACAGATATAAGAGGTAAAATTTCTAAATCTGAATATTGAATAAGCATTGCTTCTAGCAAGGTGAAACCACTTAAATAGGTAAAGGGCTTTATTTTGCAATTTAACATTAAATATCCGAAAGAAGTTTCCAAGGAACAATTTAATGTAATAGATATTTGTAATATATTCTCTATTGATTCCATAATAATCGTTTTGCAGAATGAATCTAATATTTTATGAAGACTAAGTCTTACTAGCTCACCAACTCCAATCTCTTTTAATTGACTGCTAAATCGTGAATTATTCATTGACTCGCTTATTCTGGTGTTATCTGACTGCCAAACATGTGCCATTAAATAACCAACTGAATAACTACACATATCTTCTGTATATCCCATATCCACTAATCTTATATGCTCCATAGAAGGTAAATCAAGTGGACTTTTGTTGTATTCAAAACATGAATGTATTAAGGGACAATTTTGATAGTTTTCAGTTAAAATAGGTGTTTCTGATAAAGAATTAAGTTTTTCTATTTCCAAAGGTTTTATGCATGACTTGCAATTCACATGAAAACAGTAAGTAATCATTTTATCTTTAATTGACTTAGTTGATAATAATCTTAAAAATTGTATAATTTGTTTGCCATAAAGCATTAGTCCTTGAAAATGAATATTGTAATTATTTTCACCTTTGGAATATTTTCCCATTTTGTTTGTTGAAATTGAAATATGGCTAGAAAAAGTGGGTCTGCTATTTATATGAGCATCATGTTTTGTACAAGGGTCTTGAAGCCTGTGTTCTATGGAGCCACCACATATTGTTCCTGTCAACATATCCAATAAGCTCTGATCTACTAGGCATCTCAATTGACATAAACTTAACAAGAAATTATTTAGTTCAGAACCAGGTTGTATAACCCATTTTATCAAAGTATTTATCTTAATAGCAGCTTCTAGGGGTCTATTTGATATGTTACTCAATTCTCTACCTTTACTCATTTTGACTTTTGTTTGACTACCTATATAAGGATCATTTGATCCTCTTTCATTAAAATTATCTTTAGTTAAGGATAATGAAAACGAGATATATTCAACATGATCATTTGACAGCATTTCATGAGGATTAATAGTGACTTCATGCAATTCCATCATTTCTATAGGATGAGGAACAGTACTTCCAACGACTTTATCCAATTTCCAGCTAAAGCTTCGATAGATATCAGCTAT